TAATTCTCCTCAAAAAGGAACTGATGTTTTTATGACTGCATTTTTGCACCCGCTGCAATCCATTGATAATGCTTGATTGTAGCACAATCATCCGAAATACGAAATCCCCAGATTCGCAATTTTGACCCTCTTTCCGTCGTGCAAAGTAGTCAAAACGGGGGTCAAAAATCCCCTCCGTGTTGCATTCATGGAGGGGATTTTTTGTCAAGCGTTTTTCTGCGAGATAATCTGCGCCCACTTCTTCGCATCCTGTACACGCTTTCGTTCCTCCGGCGTGTTGACGCTGATGGATTGCAGCGCTGTCTCCACTTGCTGGATTGTCGGCACGGTGTCCAAGTCCGCGCTATGCGTCATGAGGACAACCGCGTCCCGGCGCTTCTTATCATCGGCGGATTCCTGCACACTCTGTGCATCTACTTTCGGGGCTGACCGCGTGGAGAGGTACTCACGCACTGTAATCAGCGCCGCCAAATCGCGGATGTTCTGCGGATTGTTGCCCTCTTCGATTGCCTTCTCAATCTGCCCATCAATCCACGTCAGCGTAACCACGCAGCCAGCCCCTTTCCGTTATGCTTCTTTCAGTTCTTCAAGCGCTCGCCGAATCACGTCACGCTTCCCCGGCTCGATGGTACGCATCAGCTCTTCCAGCTCGTCCATCAGGCGCTTGTCCGTGCCGTCGTGGCGGCTGTACCGCCCGCGCATATCGCGCCCACGGCGGCTGTATCGGTCATCGCGATACATACCGTCATAGCTTCCGCGCGCTTCCCAGTCGCCGCCGTTATTGCTATACCCGTCCGCTTCCAGCATCTCAATCTTGTCGATATTTTTGATGGTGTCTGTCAGCTTGTGAACGGCTTCGAGGTCGCCCGCCGACATATCCTGCTTCTCCGCAATCTCTTGCAGCTCTTCACAGAGTTTTTCTTTGAGTTCATGCAGATATTTCATTGCGTTTCTCCTTTCCTCACGCGACGCGCGTGACAATCAGATTGGCATTCTGCACGTCAATATCCACGCCAGCGGTATTTTTGACGCTGATGGTCGTGCAGCACCCCGCCGGAACGTCCACAAAGGTATCAATGCTGACGTTCTGGTACTGCGCCGCCGCAGCAGGGGTGACGATAGCGGTAGAAGCCGGAAGCGCCTCACCCGCGATTGCAAGCGCAACAGAGATAGCTCCGGCAGTGCCGCCCGTCGGAATGGCGATATTGCCGCCAAAATTGACGCGGAAACGTGCGCGGCACTGTCCGTTTGTGATGCCTCGCAGCGTCACGATGCCAGAGCCTTCACGATGGACGATGCACCGCGTGGCGCAAACGGGCGTGGCGGTAAAAAGAACATTGTTTCCATTGGCGACGGTTTGAGCCGCCGCCGCAGTATATTCAGCCATGATTTTTCTCCTTTCAGCGGCAGGGCGCGAATCAATCAACGCCCCGCCGCTTTTTCAGTTGCCGTTATCGGCTCATCCTGCACAGGCAGGAAGCTGTCCGGAGCTTAACCAGCGCAATACTGCGTCTGATTGCAGCAGAACGGGTTGGCTACCGTGTACGCCGGAACAGGGCAAGGACGAATCGTATTCACGAGGTACTGGTTTTGTGCTGCCTGAGACGCGGCGAGCTGCAAGCCGAAAATCTGCTGATTCTGCGCAGCAATCTTCTCATCCTTTGCCTCGATGCGCTGTGCCGTCAGTGCGTCAATCACCGCTCGGGCGTTAGCGTTGGCGTTGTCCAAAATGTCGCGAACGCCGCTCTGAATGGTGTTGCGAGTGTCGCAAGCCTGAGTGGCAAGGTTGTAGTTCACGCCCTGAATCGCCGTCTGTGTCTTGCAGCAGCAATCCGCCGCCTGTGCCTGCATCGCGTTAAGCTGCTGCATCAGCGCGGTCTGCTGATTGGCGCGAGAGAGTTCTGCCTGAGCGAAGCCGTTAGCCATCTGCATCTGTACGCCGTTTGTGAGCTGTGCCTGTGCGTAGAATCCATCACACAAGCCGCTGTTCACGTTGTCGATTTTTCGCTCGATATTGGCGAAGTCGGAGGTGAGGACGTAACCGTCCATGACAGAACCCTGTCCACCGTTGCGATTGCCAAAGCCACCCCATCCATTATTGCCCCACCCGCAGAAGACGAAGAGGAAAAGGATGATAATCCAGTATGCGCCATTGCCACCGAAGAAGCCGTCGCCGTTCTGGTTGCTGTTCCGCCCGGAAAGCAGAGCCACGTCAGACGCGGAGAGTTCCGAAGTCATGCTCATTTTTTTTCTCCTTTCGGAATTTTGAAGTATATGCTAAATTGTTGCGCAACAAATATAGCCAAAGTTAAGAACCGAGGAACGATTGAAACATTTGCGCCGCCTGTTGCAGCTGGTTAAGCTGGCTTTGCGAGATTTTGCCGGATGCAATCAGCTTGCGCACCTCCTGCTCCGGGTCGCCTTGAAACGTCGCGCGGAACTGCTGAAACTGCTGCATCATCTGCTGAAAATTTCCCAGCGCTCCGGGCATCTGCCCGCCGCCAAGTGCATTAAACAGTGGGTTCATCCTGCGTTACCCCCTTCTTCTTGCGCCCTTCCAGCGCTTCAAGGCGTTTCGTCAGTGTGTTAAGTTCTTCCCGCGTTACATACTCCGGCGCGTCCTGCGCGCTGCTGGATGGCTTTACGGATGCGTTTCGCTCCGTGTAGTCAAACGTGCGCATGGACGGCATTCCTGCCGCGTCTGCCGACTTGATATAAAACGTCTGCTTCTCGCTATCCATCAAGAGCACGCTCGCACCATTTGCGACAAGGTAGCTCTTCGCCCCGGCTTCACCCTGCACCCAAATCAGTCCGTTGCTTGATGGCTGTGCTGGTTGCTGCATCATCGGCTGCTGTGCTGCTCGAAGCTGCGCAAGCTGGTCGGGCATTGCCGTCTGCTGCGCGTTGTAATACGGCATCTGTGGATAATACTGTGGATAACCATACGCCATACATCAATCCTCTCTCTCCCAATAATATGCCGGTATTTCCGCGCCGCTATCCCATGCATCGTACCAGTCACCGTCTACGGCACACACAACGTGGTCACCGATGCCGAGGACGTATACACCGCGCGGATGTTCACGGCAGAAATCCGAGACGGTATAGCAGATTGGACAAGTATCCGGCAGGGCGTGGCGCGTGAATCCGCGCTCATGCAAGTAGCGCCCCCAAACGTGGTTAGCGTTCGGCATATCGCCGCAGTCATAGCCCAGCGCACAGAGCGCCGCATAGGTGCTTCCCCACGTCTCCCCTGCCGCTTTTGATGCTGCACGGACAGCGCAATCCCCGACACGCAAGCCGCGCGGATTAGGGTTGTAGTGGATATACACCGCACCACCTCCTACTAATAATAGTATAGGCAATTCGGGCGGTTGGAAAATGCAGACAAAGCGCTGGAAAGATGCAAAAAAACTTGCGAAAAATCTTTAAAAGGTATTGACAAGGTATATATCTTGTGCTATAATAATAGTGTCAAGGGGCGGTACAAAAAGAACCCCGGATAGAAAGAGGTAACGAGTATGGCAAGAGCAATCGCAGAATGCAAATGCAACAAGTGTGGCGCGAAGTTTGAGAAGGTTCAGTTCCGTCCCAACCGCAAGATGGCGGACGAATGGAAGGCGTGGGCGGAAGAAAACTGCACCACCTGCCCCGATTGCTGGGCAAAGGTGAAGCAGGAGAAGGACGCAGCGGAGGCGGAGGCTCTGATTGAAGGACTGCATCTCCCAGAAATCGTCGGAAAATCGGAGAAGCAAGTCAAGTACGCGAGTGACTTGCGGAACAAATACATTGTGAGGTCCGCTGAATATATTCGCTTCATGCATAATTGTCTCTTTGATGAGCAATTCAAAGGACGGAAACAATGCGAGGCAGAAGCCAAAAAAGAAGGACTGTCCGTCTCAGCATGGATAGAGAAAAGGGCAAACAGCACGCCCTACGATTACGAAAATCATGCAGCATGGACTGTGCTGCATAGCAGCGAAGCGCGAGAAATCATCGACGCGCTGACGAGCTACTAAAAAGAATAAGCAGGAGGATAAAAAAAATGTTGGACGAAATGGAACTTGATTACTGTGAAGAAATCTTCACGCGCGACGAAGCCGCATCCCTGTTTGCTGCGTACATCCAGAAGCACCCGGAGCACCATATCAAGCGCACCGACGGCTATCCCTACTATTGCGGCGGAACGCTGGGTGCATGGTGCGCTGACGTGCATAACCTCGCACTCGCTGGCATTCTCGTTCTCGGCGCGAACAAAGAAATCGCGCTGAAATGGACGCACACCACAAGTGGCGAAGTGCTGGCAGACTGATGCAACTACCCCGCCCCGGAGGTTTCGAGGGCAGAAAGCGAGAGGAAATATTATGACTAACTTTACTTTTCACATTCCTGACAATGCCGTCGTCGTCGGTCTGTGTGCCGGGCGGCACGACATGCCCGTGGGGGAGTTTATCTTTCCCACGGAGGTAGACCCCACGGACTTTGAGGGGATGCAGCACACGGTTGACGCGTTCCTCGATAACCGCGTAGGAACGCACTTGTCCAATTATGGTACTCGTTTTAATGATAACGAGTACGCGGACATCGAGGTAACGACTGGCAATCACCCGCTAATCGTCTACGTCACGGGGTTGACCGCTTGCGTGGCGGCGGTTATCCGCGGATGCGTGTATCGCGGCATTGAGCTGACGCTGATGCACTACGACCGCACCACAGGCGCTTACTTGCCGCAGGTGGTAGTCGGAAGCATGGGCAATTGGTGTAAGCCGATTTACGGCAGCCCCCGAAAGGAGGAGTAACAGATGATTAGCGAAAACGGTAACAAGGTTGCAAAGTGCATCATTCTGACGAAAGAGCAGAATGCGCAGATTAAGGACGTAGCAAAAAAGTTAAGCCTGAACGATTCTGCTGTCATTCGGCTTGCAATCTCGGAGTGGCTGGAGGAAAGAGTGCGGAAGGAATAAGAGTGAAAGATGCAAAAAAACTTGCGGAAAACCCTAAAAAGATATTGACAAAGTATATATCTTGTGATATAATAATAGTGTCAGGAGGGCGGTACAAAATAAAAGCCCCAGACAGAAAGAGGTAAGGAAATGAAGCCCGAAAACTACGCAAAGCTGTCAGCTTCTGCCAGAAAGCTCTATGACGACCACCGGTTTGAGTTTTCCATCGTCACCGACGGAGAAAACGCCGGAAGGATGCGCATAAGCGGCTTGAAGAAAACGATGAAGCGCCCCGAACCCGCTGTTCTGGATGAAATCAAAACGATTCTGCTGGAAGAAAAGGCGGAACGCGACGCAGCGCGCGCAGAAGCCGACCGCATCCGCGCGGAACGCGAAGAGCGCCGCGATGCCATCCCCGGAATAAAGGAGATTGAGGAAGCGCGTATGGCGTGGGATAAATATTACTACATCCACGACAAGGTGATAGCCGCAGGAGAAGGGCGGATGCCGACGAAACCCGCCGTCAGCACCACCGAACTTTGTGAGAAGTACCCGAAAGCTGCTGCCATGCTTCAAGCGGAAGCCTATTCCAGCGCAAGCAACGTTGCGAAATCCTCCGCCGGGCGCAAGGCGCGTGGACGCATCATCGACGGCGAGGACTACACACAAGTTATCGCCGAAATGGAAAAGGAATGGGAGGACTACTGTGATGAACACGTTTGGGACTAAGGAGGAAGCCCCATGCAGCAGCTAACCATGAAAGATATAGCCTACATCATCGAGCTATACAACAAAATGCATTCCAGGAAGCAGGTTGCCCGCGAATTAGGACTATCCGAATACCGTGTGCGGCGCATCCTCATCGACAACGGCATTTTGAGCGACTACGATGCCGCCATAGCTGCCGCCATCGAAGCAGGAGATAATCTGGAAGATGCAGCGCGGAAATTTGGCGTAGCGCCGAACACCATCCTTTCCCATCTGCCATATACAAAAGGCGGATATTGCCTTGCCCCGGACAGCGAAAATGCCAAGCGCATCCGAAAATGTAGAGAAAAGAAAAAAGCATCGACCGAAGCCGACGCTTTTCCCTTAAAACCATGATATTTGTACTGTTTCAATTCCACACCTGCCGAAACAGGTGACACCGTGATTGTACCACATCATTTTTAGTTTGTCAACCCCACAATTAAGCAAAAGGAGAAGAGAGCATGGAAAACATGAACCTTGACTATTGCGAAGAAGATTTTACGCGCGAAGAAGTATATGCTTTGTTCGAGGCATTTATCAAGAAGAATCCAGAACACCACATAAAGCGCATTGACGGCTACCCATATTATTTAGGCAGAGAGATTGGTGCTTGGTGTGCGGATGTACACAATAAGGCGCTTGCAGGTGTCCTTATCCTCGGCAAAAACAAAGAAATATATTTGCAATGGCAGTACACAACCAGTGGAGAAATTCTCGCGCCATAATAGTTGAGTGCAAGCGTCAGGCGCAAGAATAGTGCACAACAAAAAAAACCGGGACATTACGTCCCGGCTTTCTTTGTATTCCGCTTGGGTAAAATCTCGGAGTATTTCTGCGCTTCGTCGTACTTGGTTTTTAGCGTGTGTATAATATAGTCAATCTTGCGAATGCTCATATTGTACTGCATCGACTGCTTTGTGCGTGTCCAGCCTTTCGCCCGCGACCTAATAATCAGCTCTTCTTCATCGGACAAACAGGCTTCATCCACAAAAGCATCAACAACCGCTTTTGTCCATACGACTTCGCGGCTCATGCGTTACTCCTTCGTTTTATCCTTGCCATCCGCGACCGCAGCCGCGTCCGTCATGCCCTCGCCGATGATGTAGGCGATAACCGTAGCACCCGCCATGATGATGCTGCCGACCTGTGTTGCGGTTTCATCCGCCACGCCGAATGCCATAATCAGCATGGTTACAAAGGATACAACCGCCGCCCAGAACTTGCGGCTTGTCAGTTTGCGCTTCAAATTCTCACTCATTTTGCATTTCCTCCCTTTAGGGCATTGCCCCTCAACCAATTATCAATTTCCCTGCTTGCCGCCGTCATTTCGTCGGCGTTGCCGTTGTGTAACTCATGCTCCAAAAGTGCCTGTACTCCGGCGCACGTTACCATCAGTCCGTCACGCAAGCCGCCGATGAGCTCTTCGTGCCCATCAAGTCGGCGCTTGTCCGTATCCAGCTTGCGATTGATGTCTGATACGCTGGATGCCAGCGCGTTTGTTGGCTGCTCCTGTCTCTTGCGTTCATCCCGCGCATTTTTTCGCGCGGTGTAAAATGTATTGTATGCTCCCAGCAGGACGAGAATAACGCCCAGCGCCAGAATCAGCTTATCGGTGGTGAGGTTTTCCATGTCAGCCGACACCACCTTCCAGCGCTGTGACGCGTTCCTCCAGCTTTTCGATGCGTTCCGCAAGCTCAGAGAACGTGGGTGTTTCCGTTTTGGAAATACCCACATCGACAAACTCCTCCATCATGTAGCCCTGATTCGTCTCCGTCTCGACGTGAAGCCAACCGCCACTATTCCCGATGACGTTGACAGAAGTGCCGATTTTAACTTTTTCCAGCACCTTTGCGGATTTGCTCGGCTCTGCGCGAAGATTGACCGTGCTGCCGCTCTGCGCTGTCACGAGTCCGACGCAAATAACATCGTTGCTATCATCCACCATTGGTGTATCCTCCTTGTATTCGACTTTTTTGAGGTATCCTGCACACGTCCACGACTTGACGGGTGAAGCGACGAAGCCCGTTGCGCTGCTCTGCGCATTGAGAACCTTGCCGTCCTCACCCATCAGCCCGATGTGGTAAAAATCCCTCAAATCGCCGTTGTAGTATTTTCCGCCCTGCTTGTAGCCAGACGGCAAGGCATACCGCGAATCACCCGGATTCCGGCACTTAAAAACAGCCATTCCGGGCTTTGCGGCAGAAATCTGGACAAGCTCAACAATTTCCGTCCGCGCAATGCGGTTGCTGCCGTGGTAGATGCTCTGCCCGTGCTGACGGTATGACCAGACAAACGCGCCGGAGCAGTCAACGTTTCCCGTCTCCGCTGCGCCAGCCGTATACTTCCAGTGCTCGTCAAGCATCCGCTGGAAGTCGCCCAGAATGGCGGATACTGCGATTTTGGGCATGATGACACCTCCTCAAACTTGGTACTAACTTGGTACTAACTTGCAACTAACTTGCTACCAATTGCAACTTGCGCGCAACTTAGATTGTTGCCGCTTCTTCCTCATTTTCCGCCGCGTCCAGCGAATCATAGTACGCCTGCGCCAGCTTCTCGACTTCCGCGATGTCATCCTCATTAAACAGCCCGTTGTCAAGGTGCGTGTACGCCTTATCGAGCCAAAATGCCACATCGCGCCCCGCGGAAATCTCGCGCTTGATTGCGCGCAGCGTCAAATCGTGCCGTGCCTTACTGTTGATAGCCATAAAGATACCTCCTTAATTTTGCGTCATGGACGCAACCGCATCCTCAAGATTTTTGATTACGATATTCACGTCGCGCTGGTACTTCATTTCTGCGCCAGCGCCATCAGTAACGCTGATGGTAGTCGTCGGGGCGTAGGTGGTCAGCGCCTTGTACGCGGCAATTTCAGCAGCGGAAAGGGCGGTTTCGACGGGAGTTGCAAGCGATGTCCAAACATACACATCTTTCGCGTCGAGGAATGCTTTGAATTCATCAAGTGTTGATGTGCCTTTTTGCGCATAGGCAAAGCCGATGAGGTTGTTTTGGTTTGCGATAGCGCCGCCGACAGCTTCCGAACCTACGGTGGTGGAAAAGTGCGTACAAAGAACATTTGTCGCAGAAGTGCCAGCGAACCAAGCAAAGTATCTATCAACCTTTTGTCCGGACGTCTGCCAGTTGAGCGAAGACGTCACCTTGATTTTGGTGATGCGCTGCACGCGCACCCCGCGCGCCAAGTCCACCTCATCGCACACCCACTGCTGCCCGTTCTCGTCCGTGTAGTTTCCGCCGGATGTGACCGGGATGCCCGGCAGCGCGTTCGGCGTTTGCAGCGTTAGCGTCTGCGAATTATTCGCGCCGTCCGACACCGTGACCACCACCGTTCCGCCGTCACCCGCGCTGACAATCGGCACGGGCGCGGTCGGGGTCGGCGTACCGTCCTGCGTGCTTTTGCCGCAGACGCGCAAGCCGACAAAAGGCGCGGCGAAAGAATCCGTCGCAGTAATCGACGCGCCGGACACACTGCCAGATAACACATTCGCGCGCGCGGAAAGCGTGTTGGCGGTATTCGTGACCGCGCGGATAGCGTCGCCAGCAGCTTTCGCGTCCGCCGCGCGGTTCTCCAGCGCCAGCGTCTTGTCCGTCACCAGCGGCGTAGGAATCCCACCGTTTGCGCCTGTGCCGTAAAGCGCCTGAATCACACCAATCGTGCTTGCATCAACCATTAGTTGCCACCTCCCAATTTCACCCACGCGCCCTGCGCGTCCTTCTGCCACATCGAGCCGAACCCGGCGGTGTACGCCAGACTGCCGATGCTTCCAGACTTCCCCGGTTCTGTGCCATTGGAGATGTCGGCGGCGTTATCCAACATCCACTCAACATAGTCCGTGTGGATAGTCTCGCCGTTATTCCTGCGGATTAGATTCCACGCCATTTTGTGCCGCCTCCTTAATTGTGATGATGATACTATCCGATTCCAGTCCGACGTTGCTGCTCGCGTCAACCGCCTGGAATGCAACAATCCGCGTTCCGCTCCCGGTAAATTGAAACTGCTTTGTGAATGTTATCGTTTCCTGCTGAACGTCATAGATTCGCTCGTTTACTGCGCCGTCCACAAGGAAGCGGATTGATGCCGCGTTCTTCTGCGTCACCGTGAACGTCACGCTTTCTCCGACGGCGATTGTCGTTTTGTCCGCTTCAACGCTAACGATTCGCGGACGCTGTGCCTCAAGCGCTGATACATCGTCCTTCCACGCTGCATATAGTTTGCTATAATTTTGTGCAGCAGTGTTTGAGCGATACGCCGCCATTTGCAGCAGTTCCAGCAGTAACAATTTTTCCTCGTCCGTGATGTACTTCCCCAGAAACTGCTGCGCTGCGGATGTTGCGCTTTCTGCCGCTGCATTCGCGCTTGCCGCTGCGTTTTTGCAGTCTTCCACTTTTGCAAGCACCGTTGTAATGTCGGGAATGACGTTATCCGGGTCGTACACCGTCCCGGTTGCCCCCGTCGCGACGCGTCCCTCAAGCCACAAGATAGCCGTCGTGTCCTCGCCGACCGTCGCCGTGACCATCAGGCGGAAACGCCCAACAACCGCGTAACAAGCAGCGGAAAGCGTCACGGATGCCACGCCGTCGTTGACCGCGCCTTGCAAAAGAATTGTCGGGTTATCGTCCGTGCTTGCGACGCTATCCAGCCTGATAAAGCTGCCGACAATCGTTGCGCCCGCATCCATGCTGTATGGCGCGCCGTCCTTCTCAAACGCGATTTTCATCTTGTGGGCGTTCGCTTCGCCTTGCACGAGCGCCGCTTTAAGCGGTGTCATCCGCAACCCGGCAGACAGGTTGCAAGTATAATTTAACTCATTCATGTGTCCTCCTTATTCCGTTCCGGCGGAAATAAGTCCACTCTTGCCGCCCAGCGCCTCGATGATGCCGCTGACGCTCTTGCCCTCCGTTGACATGGTGACTTTTACCTTTTGCGGCTCAAGCAGCACGTTGTCCGCGTTAAGTGTCAGGATGCGCTCATCGTAGCAGCGCCCGAATTTAGGCATTGCAACCCGGCAGATGCTCCCCAGCCGGAAATGGTCGTAGGGTAATCCCGTGATGGCGGACAGCTCCACAAGGGAAACGTCAATGGAAATTGGCGGGGTTTTCTTTTTCGCCAGTTCCTTCTTTGCGTTCTCCAGCAGCGTCTCCTTGTCCGTGATGCTGTTATCGGAGTATTTGCCGCACACGATGCCCCACTCGTCGATGGTGTCCGCGTCGATGTAGTCCTTGCCATCGTTTACCGTGCCAACGGTGATGCCGTTTTTACCGTATGCGTACATACGAGTCACAAGGTCGTCGCGGTCGGTGCTGACCGTTGCGCTGGTTAGCGCGCCGTTAAAACGCGCTTCACAGGAGACGGTGTTTGGCATATTAACGAGATTGAGCGTCCACGGATGGGTGGAAAAGTCGTACTGCCACATCATTTCTGCGGGCGACAAGTTCTTGACGTTGTTGATTGCTGTCCAGATGTTCGTTCCCGCGTCAAAGTCGTATGTGAGGTGTTGCGATAACTCGCACGTTCCCATCTGCCAGCGTGTTTCCGGCTGGTAGGTGAGAAGCTGTGCCAGCACGTCAACCGCGTCAACGGATGCACTGCCTATTTTTAGCTGCTCCGGAAGAAGCCCGTCCATCAGCGTGGAAATAGCGTGGTCGAGGTTGATTTCCTGTGTTGCGTAATTTCTGTATGTCTGCGTGTCCGAGCGCAAGCGGAAGATGCCGACGCTGCCGCCGATGTGGTATAGCTCCACAAACTGCGTTGCGTCCATCCATGTACCGTCCACGAGCGTCATGCTTGCGGTGGAAATGTCGTCGATTGTCAGCGACAAAGACAGCGAAGACGGGCGCAAGCGCTTGATTTCCCGCAGATTTTTGTCCAGCAGACGCGGCAAGCGGACGTTGTTGGTGTACGCCTTGCTTGCGTCCGGGTCGGGGATGATGCCGGAAACGTAGTCGATTGTGAGGTAGATATCGCTAACGTCTACGTTAAAAGTCCGCTCCTTTGTATCCATGTAAACTCTATCCCAAAGCTGGAAAGATAGCGTTACAGTAAGCGACGCAGTGCTTGCGCCATCAGGAAGCGTCACCGTTGCAAATCCGGCTTCGTCAACGTGGATGTCGTTCACGTCCTGTTTCCGCTGATTTCCCCAAGAGTCGCGCTTGAAGTCTGCGTGCACTCGTGCGGATGTAATCACTGCATCAGCCGGGAGCACAACCGGGAACGTGACCTTCGCTCTCCCTATTGTTGGATATCCTTCCTCCATTTTCCAACCGTTTGGGTCGTCTTTATCGTAATTGATAACAAGGAAACACTTTGTTTTTGACGTTAGTGTTACTTCCTGCGGTGTGCCGTATGCTTTGTAGTTAATATTTCCGCCCCCTCGCTGTGACCGTCAGCGACAAAAGCCCGTCGCCGATGAACGACACTTTATTAATTCCGGGCTTTAGCGTGATTTCATCGGCAGACTGTCCGTTTCGGTTGCCCATCGCGGATGCCCCCGCTGCCGTGATTTGCTGGATGCCGTTATCGTCGTGTGCTATGCGGATTTCCTCGCCCGTTTTCACGCTGATGTTCGTCAGCACGATTTTTTCGCTTCCGCAACTGATTGCAACGTTTGTCAGCGGGTCGATTGCCACAAAAACGGCTTCCAGCGGACAAGGCATTTCCCCGCGGTTGAAAACCGTCAGGATGCCGCTCTTGCTTGCTTCAACTGTTTCCATTTTGGAAACAGTTGCTTCTTCCCACCACGGGCGCTGGTACGCCGTCAGCTTGATTTCCAGCGTATCCGTCCATTTGAGCGCGGAAACACTCGCCGCCTCGATGCTGTCGATGTATAATCGCTGTTCCGGGCGGTATGACGTGCGCAGGTACTGTCCACCGCTGCCCCAGCGCATGATTTTACCGAGGACAAGCTGCCTGTGGATGGTGTTTGCTTCGTGGATTTCCACGGCGATTGTTACCGTGATGGACTGCCGAAGCTGCCCGGTGAGGTACATTCCCCCGCCGGGGCGTGCTTCGGTTGTCACTGCTTCCTTCGGCGCGTCCTCCGAAATGTCGATGATGATGATGGACGGGTCGAGGTCTTCCAGCGCTTCTTCTCCCATCCACGCGCGGTATCGCGTTACCATTTATCGCGCCACCTCCATCAGATTTCCACGGATGCCCCTGCCGATTATTTTGTTGACGATAGGCGCAACCGCCGTTGCAACGGTTTTGCCGTCCACGCTGAATGTATTATTGATGGTTGTTGGCGGAAGCCCAGAAACAGCGTTCGCAATTTCGCCCGGGTTTGTTACTTGCACAAAAAGAACGCCGTCGCTATTGCTAAAAATGTTGGGTGCGCTATTGTTTCTTAGGCTTTCCTTGTAGTTCTCCATCATTTCTCCAAGCGCATTGAAAATAGACTGCGTTACAAAATCTTCCTGTATCGTTCTACTTTCGATTTCTTTTGCTGCGTCAATGGCGCTTTCGATGGCGGAGAAAAAATTGCCGCCCGTTGTTTTTTCTTGCTGTTCGCTCGAAGGTGCGCCGATGTATGTATTCGGCACAAATTTAGGGTGCGCTGCGTTGGCAATAATCGTGTCCATCATATATAGTGGCGGCATATCTTTTGTTGCTCGATTGTTCCACTGCTCCGCTTCTTCGGCTTCCCGTTGACGCTGGTTTTCCTCCATGCGCTGTTCCAAAATGTCAACGATGTCGTTCATTTCCTGCGTCTTCATTTCAACGAGCCGATTCCACCGCTGCGCGCGGGCTTTGATGTCGTCGGGCATTAGCCCATCTTCAATCATGTCCGCATAGCCGCTTCGCGCTCGTGCCTGTTCGCGGGCGCGGCGTGCTTGCGCTTGCTCTTTTAGCGTCGGGGCTGTTTTTTCGTGCGCAATATCTTCTTCTCGCTGGTCAGCATCTCCGCGAACGAAGAAATCGGATATCCACGGCTTATCTTTCAGTTCGTAATCAATTTGCTTGAACCCCAACTGTTCGAGAAGCGCATTGATGCCCGGAATTTCTGCTTCCAGCGTCTCGCGCATTGTGTTGATGCCAGCCAAAACCGCACTGTTATTTTCCGCCATGTATGCCGCGATTGCGTCCTTTTGCTCAAACGCTTCGAGCGACTTTTGCACGGTTTCCAGCATCGCCTGATACGTCTCATCGTCCGCCAGCGTATACCGCGTTTTGGTTTCCGCCATCGCGTTTTCTTCGTCGCGGGCGCGCTGGTAGTCTGCATTTAGCTGCTTGATTTCTTCCGGCGTTAGATTCAGCAGACGCGAAAGGTACGCATCGTTATCGCGGGAGTATGTAGTAAGCCCTGACAAGATGCCAACGTCAACGCCAGACGCTTCGGCTTGCTGCAAAGCATCATTGTAGGCATGTAGCGCATCCGCATTCGTTCCGTACCAACTTAGCACATTTTCCTTGCTGTAATCGGTATCGAGGAGCTTCTTCATTTCCTCCTGCGTGTGCGTTACCATGTAGCCCATGCCCGACGCAACGCCCTTGTAGGCTTCCTGCGCCTTTTTCAGCGTGTCCGCACGGTACGTTTCTACGTCTTTCAGCGCGGTCTTTAGGTCTTCGAGGGCTTTCTGTTCGTCCTCGACGGCTTTATCGAAATCGTATTGCTTTTTGGCTTTTTCGTTTGATTCTACAAAGTCATTTTGTGCTGCTGTTGCATCATTATATGCCTTTGTATCTTCTTGTAGTTTTTGAGTTGTTGCTTCTATTTGCTTTTGATTCTCTTGCTGCTGTGCAATGTAGTAGTCACTTGGGTTATTATACGCCTCTTCGGCTTCCATTAGCTGGTTCCATGCGTCTGCTGCTGTACCAGTCAGCTGATAATACCCATATTCGCGCTTTAAGCCTTTTTGTACATTTTGTTGCTGTGTGTATTGCGACGGGTTGCCGGGTGATGATTTTGTAAACTCTTCCCATGTATCTGCAAAAGCAAGATTTGGGACTGTGCTTTTAAAGTATTCGTATGCTCTTTCGAGGGCGGCTTTCCTTTCCGCTTTGATTGTTCCGCTTTCTGCGGAATCAATAATTGATTGCAAATATTGATTATACGCATTCAGTTTCGCAAGTTCTTGCTTGTCTGCATCTACAAGCGCCGCAGCGTCGTTCACCGCGTTCTCGTGTGCAGCGTATTGGGACACTCCGTTTACAGCATCAACGTACTGATTTATTGATTCCGTGTTCCCAATGATTGCGTCCGAAGTCAAATCAACGTATTGCGCCAAACCCGGCATGACGTTAATAAGCTCCTCAATCGCAAGTCTCCACGCATCGGTGGACTTTATAGCCTCTCCGCTTTCGTCCTCCATGTTGCGCATTGCGTTTACGATTGTCATTGACTCTGCGTAGGTTGCTTGTGCATCAAATAGGGCTTGGTTGCGTTCTGTATAGATTTTTTCCGCGTCTTTGTACTGGTATGACTTATCCGACAGCACGTTGTTGAGCAGAGAAATCGCGGGCGTTACAACGCCCAGCAGCCCCTTGCCAAACTCCGTCTTAATGCGGTCGAGGTTCGTTTGAAGCTTGCGCATCTCGTTTGAGAAGCTGTCCCCGGTTCGCGCAAAGTCGCCCTGAGCGTCCTTCGTGGCTTCCAGCAGATACTGATAGCGCAACGTCGCCTGTTCCGCCTGCGACATCTTATCAAACGCCTTGTTCATGCCCTTTTCGAGGGCAAAGGCGTTTAGGTTTGCAACGGACATATTGATGCCCAAAGATTTTACATTTATACCCTCGGTTTCCCGATATTTTGTAGGGGATTAGACTATCTCTTCGCCCTTTCGGGGGGGCGGCTGGCACTTCGCGTCGTGCTAATCCCGACGCTACAATTAGTCGTTACACCTTCCGTCAGTGACGGCTTGGCACGGTATTGTCGTGCTTGCTATTGGCAAGTTTAGAGTTTTACCGTTAGCGCATTTTCATGCACACCGCTTTTGCTTGCGTTCACCAGCAGTTTCAAAACGGATTCCTCCGTTAAGCCGCTAAAATCAACGGTTCTGTTTCCCCGGAGATGCCGGAGCGGATTTTCTCAAATGCCGTATCGTGGTCGAGGTTGTAGAATGACGCCATATCCGCCGCCAGACCCGCCATATCCATTGACATTTGGAGAACTTGGTCATCGGCAATGCCCATGGATTTCAGCATAGCGCCCAGTGTAGACGAATACTGTTTCGCCTTGGTTTCCGTGATGCCGTAGGCGTTCAGCGCCTCCTGCGCCCACTTGTTGATGGTGGACGCGGAATCTTCAAACGTCACGTCCACAACGTTCTGCGTCTCCACAAGGTCGGACGCAAGTCCGATTGATTCGTCAATCGAACCCGTGATGCCGTCGATAATGCTGTTTATGCCGTTCACTGCCATGTTAGCAAGGAACTGCCCGCTTGCAATATCGCCAATCACATCAAGGCGGCTCAAAAATCCGCTCAGCACACCGCCGCCCGAATCGCCAGAACCGCCGCCGTCTGCGGCTTGCTGCAAAGACTGGATTTGCTGCTGCAAACGCTTGATTTCTTCCGTCGCCTGCGTGGACTGCTGTTGCGCTTGCTGCAATTCTGCTTGAAAACGTCCACCGTCAAACGTCGGATGAATAGCAAGGCTGTTGAGCTCTTGCTGAAACTGCTCCATTTCCTGCCGGATTTTGTTCAGCTCTTGCGTGTATCCGCTTGTATCAATCTTGAAACTTGCGTACAGCTCAAATGCTTCCGCCATCTTCTGCACCTCCCCTCGCCATTAGTCCGTTTATAATATCGTCGCAGATTTCCTCTGCTGTTTTTTGCTTTGTTTCGTTCTTCTCTTCGCCGAAAACGTCGCTGTATGACGGAATTTCCAGATTCGCGCCGCCGAACGACGAAATAGCAAGCACCGTCATCCACGCCATATTAGCCATGTAGCAACGTTTTGCTTCCTCCTGCTTTTCGTGCGCCAGAAGCACACCCAGCGCGTGAACGTTTTGCGGGCGGTATTTGTATAACACAGGGATTACATGATGCACCCCAGACGAAGCGCAAAGGGAAAAAAAGCAAACAGCGAATCGAGTGTGTCCTTGTCCATCATGGCGGCGGTTTCGGTGAAGTCCATTTCTGCGACTTCCTCCGCCGTCTTGCCATGCATCGCGCCGATAATGCCCATTGTTTCCTTGGGATGTTTTGCGTACAGAATCGGCAGCATCTTCATCAGAATGTCGCGCCCGACAACGTCGCCCTTGCTCTTTTCTTCCACGAAGGCTTTCATTTCCTTGCTGTTGACCAGTTTGTCGATATAGGGAATGGCGTTCGCCATCTGCTCAAATGCGGTTGCGGTATTCATGCGTTTTCCTCCTCAAAATTCACGAAAGTGCGGCAGGGCGCGAACCCTGCCGCGTGTTGTTAGGCGGCGGGGTCGAAGAAAATAACCTCGCAAGGTGCATATCCGTCGGTTTCCAGACCGTCCTGATGCGCGGTAAACTCCACCGGAATAGTGCCCTCGCCCTTGTCCGTCCACGTCAGCGTTGCGCCCGCCGTGTTCAGCGCGTTTTTGATGGCAATCAGCACATAGCCCTTCGAGGTGTCGCCCACCCAGACGAGGCTATCAATATAGTCCGCGTCCTTGATGTCGGTGCGAATCTTAATGGTGTGCTTCTTCTCCGTGTCCGTCACGTCGGCAGTGCCGAAAGACCGCTTAAGGTTGTCGGCATTGATTTCAAGCAGGGTAGTCGTCAGCTTGATAGTCCAGCCATCATTGACGCTGCTGCCTTTCCATTCCTCGCGCTTGCCGTCCGCCTCGATGCTGCGCGTGTTAGGCGTGCAGACGAACGTGCCGCCGCCGCGCGTTGCGCCAATCAGCGCAGAGCCGCTTGTCTTTTCGCGCTCCGTTTTCAGCAGCGCGCCCAGCGTCGCCGCGTCCGTGGCGGTGGAATAGTCAAAATTGGCGAGAAACATCCCGGCATTGAGCTGCAAGTTCTCAAAGGTGCTTGCCCGAAGACCAGTCGTCATTTTGTTACCTCCTGTTAGGTGTAGTAAGTCACGATTTCGTAATAAATCCGTCCATAGCAGACGCTTTTGAGCGTTGTGTCCACTTCAAGGCGGAAAAAGTTGCTATTGTTGCGGTACAGGGTGATAAAGCCATCGTCGCAGTAGATTGCCGTCCCCTCCGGCGGAATGGCGCGGCGAACCTCGTCGAGGATTGCTGCGCGCTGCAAGTTTACGTTGCTTCCGTTTTCCGCCTGACAGCACAGCGTGCAAATCATTGTAGATTTTCCGAATGCGTCCCCTTCTTGCACCTGAAACGCGAAGTAGGGAAAAGACGCTTCCTCCGGCACTGCATCCTCGACGTATGCAGGGATGGGCTTGCCCTCGTAGGTGAAGCTGCTCCAAAACTTGTATAGTTTCCGCTGCAAGTCAATCACGCCGTCACCACCTCCGCGTCCGCCTCGCGGAAGTGCATATCGCTCTGCTCCGGCGTTGTCATATCCCGCGCGTCGGACGTGATGCGGAAGACCTTACCGTCGGAAATCCGTTTCACGCGGTCGTTCGGCAGCAGTTCCAGCATATCGGAAAAGACGATGGTGAAGAGTTCGCGGATGCCGTTTTGGTATGCAATCCGGGCTTCCGTGCTGCTGTTGCGGATAAATCCGGCGCGGAACGGCGCGCCATCTGTCCATGTGACAACGATGCCGCCCATGCCGTCGGATTCCGTGCGCTTGTCTACGATGCAAGCGTCATCGAGAAAATCAGTCCACGCCATCAGCCCACCTCCGTATACATGTGCCTATACGGTCGCAGTTTGTCCGCGAATGCCGCTTGCCACGTCACAACGCCATTGTTGCCAGTCGCCCGCGAATAGCTGTAATGCCCGAACGATTCCGACGTATATGCCCCCGTCGGGTTTTTCGTTTCGTACTCCGCGCATTCTTTTGCAATTTCGATGAACGGGCGCGGCGGGTAAAGAAACCACAACGTGCCGTCGAAAGTTTCCTCCCCGTCTGCGTCCTCCATTGTGCCAGAAACAAGGCTGTGAACGCCGTCGTTCCGCGCGCTGCCGCTGATGTACACATAGGGCGAACCTACATCAGGAACGATTTTACCGCCCGCAATGCGAATCTCTCCTGCGTACTTGCAGCGCTCAAAAAAGTTGTTACACTCGCGCATTGCCATTTCCAGCGTCACAGCCATGTTTCCACCTCCATTATTAGGTCGCTGCCGTCACCGTCGCGCTGCCGGAACGAATTACGCGGTAGTCGCTGGTGCATTCCGCAACCGTCACTTTCTGCCCGGTCGCAATCGCAAGGTCAGACGTGCCGTCCCAGTTGCTCCAAGTGCGGACATTCTGCCCGTAGGTCGCAGTCGGCGCGGTGCTGCCGGACTTAATCTTGTACAGGTTGGAACTGGATTCCTTTGCGGGGCTGACAGTCAGCTTCGTGTTGCCCTTGCCCGTGCCAGCGGCAGAGGAAACCGTCAACTGTCCCGTCGCCGCGTCCGTGATGGTTGCAATCCAGATGCTCTGCGGGTTGAAGATAACAGGCATGAACAAGCCGGATGCCCGCGTCCAAAGCACAACAGGGTCATTTTCCACCCACTGCGACACCATGACATAGCGGTGCTGACCGGACTGGTTGACGTTAAGCCCGGTGTTCGCGGTGTTGACCGTTTCTTCCGGGGTCTGTCCCCACAAGCCCGCGCCGATGCGCGTCATGGCGCTGCCAGTGCCGATGAACGTCATCTTGTCCTGCGGGAAATAGCGCTTCGTGGTGCGAATCGGTCGCCCGTCCGCGCCGATGCCGCCATCAATGGCGTACTGCAAATCGTTAGTGATAACGCGGTTGATGCCGTACTCCGTGGAGAAGAACGTATTCAGCGCGGCGTTACTTACATATGCGCCCTCGCTCAACGTGCCGTTGATGCGCTTCTGGATTGCGCTGTTTGCGCGAATCTTGTTGATAACCTTGCGGCTCGTTACGATGGTGTCCAGCGTCGTGCCAGCGTCCAGCGCGGTGTCAACAACGAACTGAATCTGTGCAGGAATGTCCGCGTCCTCGCTGAAGTCGAACGTGAATTCCGTCTGTTCCGGCTTCACGCCATAGTCGATAGTCAGGTCAAGGTCATTTTCCTTGATGGTCATTTTGCCAGTCGCCAGAACCTCGTTCTTCGCAACCTTGGTTCGCGTAACAACTTGGTCGGCGAGCATGATGCCGTCACGGATAACGTAGTCATACATAGCGTCATTCTGCACGCCGGAACGCAGCAGCGCACGCATACGCTCGGACTGGTTAATCTTTACTTTAATCAGTCCCTTCTCGATGCTGTGCGTATCGACGGGGATGCGGGTGGCGATGTTCGTTCGGCTGTCGAAGCTGTGGAAGTCAGCCATCACGGGAAGCTGGTACTGGTTGGCAATCTCCTGCCACTTAGCCACGAGATTTTCACTGTATTCGTCGGGAAACAGCGCGTCAACCGGGTCGTTCGGGCGGCTGACGTTAAAGCCAACGTCCAGCCACTCCTCCTTGGGAATCAGACCGAAAATATTGTTCTCAAAAGACGGAATCTGCATAGTATTCTCCTTTCGTCAGTACGGGCGAACCGTCGCGGCTTCGGCGGCGATGAAGTAGAAGCCCTTTGCCGTCAGCGCGCTCTTGGCGGTGCTGTTGATTTCGGCGGGGAGACGGCTCTCGTAAACCGTGCCGCGCGTCACGACGCTGCCGGGCATATCGCCGCTGGTAACGTCCACGTCCTCGTACACGATGCCGACGGCAGTGCCGTCGTTCGCGGGGTAAACAGTCCCCATTTTGACGTACTTCGCGCCGTTTTCGGCGGTGGTAGCGCCCGACTGCTTAATCTGCTTGGTTTCGCGGATTGCATCTTCCGCGTTCTCAAGAAAATAACCGGGCTGGTAAACAGTCCCGGTTGCCTTGCTGGTAAAGCTCATTTATTTGCTCCTTCCGGCGCAACTGCGCCATACATATCTTGCGCGTACTTCGCCGCCAGTGCTGCGGCGCGTCCGCTGCCGTGCGTGGCATTGCCGCCGCTCGGCGGGGTTGTGGTAGGTGTACCTTGCTGCTGCTGCGTGGAGAAAAGGTCGCCATACTCGCCCTTGAGCGCGTCAATCAGCTTGTCGCCGTCCTTGATTGCGCCCTTGTCGTCGAGTTCGATGCCATCCAGTCCGCGCTTTGCCATCACGAGGTCTGCAAGTTTCTCCTGCATCCCCTTGCTGGTCAGCAGCTTTTTCGCGGCGGTTGTCAACGTCGCGGTTTTCTTCTCCGTTTCCACCTGCTGCTTGTAGGCGTCGAACGCCTCCTGAATCTTCTGCGCGTCGCCGCCGCTCTTCTTCGCGTCGGCAAGCTGCTGCTTGAGCGTGTCACGCTCCGTTGTCAGCGCTGCAATCTGCTTCGCCTGTTCCGCGTACTTGTCGCGCTCTGCCTTGATGTCGTTGATTGCGTCACTGTGGGCTTCCACAATCGCGTCAATTGCTTCATCAGGCACATTCAGGGCTTTCAGGTTTTTTCGGGTGAGAATGTTCATGATTCAATCTCCTTTGCTTCGGGGCGCGGTGCTTTGCGCCTTTGATTGTTTGCGGAAATGCGGTGCTTTGCTTTCCCGCATATATGCAAACAGCGCACGGCGGTGCTTTGCCATGCGCTGATGTTGCTGTAATTAGTCCATATTCTGCTTGATTACATCCGCCATGATGTCCACAAGGCGTTCCGCGTTTGCGGAATCTGCGAACGTGTCCGTCATGAACGGTCTGCCGGGTGTGTACCCTCCCGGCATGACGCGGAACTCGCCTTTGTCGCCCAGCTTGGGGAAGAAAACGGCGTGTCCAGCGTGTCCATCGTGTACATAATGCGCGTACTCGACGTTTGTGCCGATTGTTACTTCGTTGTTATCGGGGTCGATGTCGGCGGTGATGCTTCTCGCCAGATTGCCAGTGTCGTACACCTTATGCTCATAGCCAGTAACCATCTTCTCGCGTACCATGCCGACGGCTTCTTGTCCGACTGCCAAAAGCCCAATTTCCATTGCGCGTTTCAGCCTTTCGCTGATTTCCGGCGTGTGGTCTACGAACCCGTTCATTCCTTTTCCTTCTTTCGGATGTTGCCGTCTTCGTCCACATACTCGGTGGACAGGATGACTTTCGGCATAATCATGCAGTAGCAATTGATTGTTTCCGCTGCGCTGCCGTTCGGGTCGCCCGGAAAGCGGATGTTGCTGTTCGGGAAGCACTCGCCCTGCTTCGCCATCTTGCCGTGCCGTGCCATATGCGCCTCACGGCTGTTTTGGAATCGGCAAAACCACTTGTTGTAAACCGTTACGCCTTGGTCTGCGGCTTCTTGCGACGCGGCGTAACTCGCTTGACTTTGTGAGCGCGTCCGCTCTGTCTGCGCCACGCGCCGCGCTTGCCACTCGCTCTGCCCCGTGATGTCGCCGATGCGGTTCATCAGCTTCTTCCTATCTTCTCCAAGAGTGGATGACAGCGCCAGCGCGTTTTGCAGCTTGTGGCGAATTTCGGTGTTCTGCCCTAAATTCTTGTACGCCAGTTTCGTGAATGCTGTTTCGTTCGCGGCGAAAATCGCCTTGATTTCGCGCTTGTTGGGCTGTGCGAACGACACCTTGACACCCGCGCGGTCTGCCTGCGCCTCGATGACGGTTTGCGCCTCTCCTAAGCTATCGGCGTACACGTCGCCCATCGTGTTCCGGATGTCGTCGGTTGCCCGTTTCCCTGCCTTGCAGATTTCCTCCATGATGACTTCTTCCACGCGATATTGGCGGATGAGTTCCCGGACAAAACCAGCTTTCCACTGCTCTACCTTTTCGGGCGTGTCGTAGTATGCGGGCGGCTTTATCTTGCCATCGTCCACTTGCTGCTTTTTCCGCAAGAAGTCTTTCAGGCGCTCCGTGGCGATGTCAAGCGCCTCTTGGTACATCGCCTTTATACGCATTTGCAGCGCGGCTTCACGCAAATCGTTGCGCTCTACGTCCGTCACGGCTTTTTCTCCCACAACGAATCGTGTTCGTCAATGTACGCAATTGTCCCTACGATGAAGCCAAACCACAAGAGCCAGCCCGGAACGATAATCACGTTGTTAGCTGCCAAAACTGCCAGAATTACCATCAGAATCAGAAGCATTCTGTTCGTCCCCCTCCGTTTGCTGCATTGCCTGTTGCGCCATCCGCATACCCAAAAGCGATTCTTCCTCCCCACGCTTGATGATGTCGTCGATTTCCTCCGGCAGAATCATCGGGTTCAGCTTCAATCGCGTTTCCTTGTCCAAATCGCCCTGCGCGGTGTAGATGTTCTGGATGATTTCGCTCTCGTTTGCGATTGTTTGTCGCTTGAAGCGGATTGTCTCCGTCTCAATTCCCAGAATTTGCAGCAGTTTCTGCACGAACTCAAAGCACTGCCATTCGTAGGCGTTCGCCTTCAAGTCCAGATTCGCCATGCTCGCCCGGATTGCAACATTCGTCAGGCTGCCGCCCGTCAGCTCCGATACATCCAGCGCCATATAATCGCGATAAAGCTGCCGTTCCAGCAGTTCCAGCGCGGTTTGACGCGCGGCATACGGCACTTCAAACGTCTCCGGCGTTACTGTGCTGGATGACGTGCCGTCCGAAATGTTTGCAATGGCTTTCAGGCGGTGAATCTGTTCCAGCATCAGCGCAACCTCGTCGAAATTTCCACCGAAGTTGTTCAGCACCCAGTAAACATCATTCGCCTTTTCCAGATTGTTTCCAAAGTCGGAAAGAACGATGTCGTACAAGTCGATTTTGGAACGAATCGCCAGCGTCAGCTCCGTCTGCTTTTTGTCGTTCGCGTACAGCGGCACAATTGGCAATGCGCTGTAATTCTCCTCGGATACAAGGCGCTCGCCTGTGATGTCCCTCGCGTATGTGCGCTTGTAGGCGCGTTTTTCCTGCGCAACCTCCAAATCAGAGGCATTTTCGCGCGTTTTGTAGACCGTCACGCCGTCCGGCTCAAAAACACGCGCCATCAGCGGCTTGTCGTCGCCAATCTGCCAGAACTGCACGCCAACCATCGGTTCGCCCGTCAGCTCGTCCAGCAGCGCCACGAACCCGCTGTTTTTGTCCGTGTACGCACGCAGAATCTCAACGTGGTCGAGGTTCCAGTAGCCCCAACACACGCCGTGCACAAGCGCATACAGCCCGATTTTTGCAAGCGTCGTGTCGAACCCGATTCCCAGCTTGCTTTTCGTTGCGTCGTTTTCCAGCTCCACGCCATTACCCAGCAAATAATTAGCCTGCTGCATGGTGAAGCGGCGGAAAAAGTCACTGTAAATGCGCTGTCCGGGGATTGCTTGCGTTGCCGTCGCTTTCTTCTTTACCTTCTTCCCGTCGGCGGTTGTCTGCTCCGTCTCCGATGTAGTCGCTTGTAGCACGACTTTCGCGGAAACGGTATCGTTCTGCGCTTCGTAGTATCGTTGCGCGATTCCAGCTTTGTCGAAGTCCTCGCTGTGCTTGTATGCACCAATAACCGCCAGCGTTGCCTTTCCCTTGTCCGGCTCGTTCTGCCAGTCCTGCCATGTGATTTTGGTAAACATCTGTATCACCCCCCAACATACAAACTCGCGCCGCTCCTGTCGAGAATCCGGCAGCAGCACGCGGCGCTGTCCGGCGCGTCGTCGTGCTCCGCGTCCTCGGTGTAGTCCATAATCTGCGCGATATAGTCCCTGTCTGTGCCTTCCAAAAACACGATATTTCCCCACCATTTTTTGAGGTATGTGCTGATTTTTAGGTACTTGTTCATTTTCTCCGGGTATGCGCGTACTGCCATGTTTCGGCGGCGCAATTCCCGCGCCAAATAACCCTTGTCGCCGTTTGTCTCGCAGTAAATCGGGGCGCACATTAGGCGCTCCGTCTCCGATTGCAGTGCTTCCATCAGCGTGTCAACGTGCTTGCGCCATAAGCGTCCGTATAAATACAGTGTGTCCCCGTCACGCTTGGCGCACGTCAGCGCGGTGTAGTCCTCGCCGCCATAGGCAGCATCAACGTGCGCGATGCCGTCCCGCAGCTTTTCCGTCTGATTGCAATATTCGGGCATTGTCGTGAAGAGCGCACCTTCGGAAGCCGCCCACAAGCCCAAAATATAGCGTTGATAAAAAACAGTCCCGGAAAAATCTCGCTTCATGCGTTTCTTGACCGCTTCATCAAGTTTCGGGTTGTCGTCGAGAGTGTACGTCTGTATATACCAATCCTCGCCAGCCTTGTCCAGTTCACGCTTGAACCAGTGTGTTGGTCCCTCCGGATTGCACGTCAAATCGCATCTGCTATAAGCTTTGTCAAGACGGCTTTTTAACATGCTGAATACGTCAGGGTTCCATGTCACAACTTCATCACCGTAGCAATATTTTACGCTTGCCCCTCGCAGTCTATTGACGTGCTTCACATTATCTGCACCAAGACAATACACTTTTTCGCCAAATATTTGAGCCGTATTGTCCGCTCCAATATCGCCAACGAGTTCAGCACCCCATATCATCTGCATAGGTTCGATTACATTCCGTTGCAACGTTCCTTTCGTGTTGCCGAGAATCACATATAATCCCTCAAGTCCGCGAACTTCCCTGATTCTTTTTGGGATTAGCCAGTAGTCACCGTATGTTTTTCCGCTTCTTGTCGCTCCAACCTTGACGTTCCAAGTCTTTACCGCACAGCGCCGATATTCATTTTGTTTTGGCGTCAATTCAATGCAATTGTTCACTTGTCCGCCACCTCATCGAGATGCTTCATGATTTCGTCAACTTTACTCAATTGCCCTTGCTCGTAAAGTTCCGGGTGGTCTTTCTGCCCTAAATACTGCCTACCAAGCCATATGAGCATTGACACGTTCCCGCTTTTGGCGCATTCCAATTGCCAGTGCCGCAAATTCGTGCATAAGTCCGCTTGACCAGCGGCAAATGCTTCATGTACGTCCTTTCTCAAAAAAAGTGTCTTTTTATTGAATCCAAGCGCTCTTGCTATCTGTTCGGCTGTGTTGCCTTCGGCGGCAAGCTCGCGAACTTCTTCAAGGTCAACATTAAGTTTCGGTCGCCCTCTTTTCCCCGCCACCGTGACTCACAACCTTTCGCGATATTGCTTGTTTTTCTGTACAACAAAGGGGATTCCGTAAATGCGCGGAATCCCCTTTGTTGTGTTTAGGTGTTCGATGCTCTTGCAGACAGTTTGCTTGCCGACGTCCTGCGCGTTCGCCCATTGCTTGCATTTGTCATAATGTCAAACATGGACAATTGCACGCCACCCGCAACGTTGCTGTATCTGCGCCTTGCCATCTCTCACCTCCTGCTCTTATTGTGCATCAGGTATTGGATGCACGAGCAAGCATAGCGCTCCGGACGCGACGAGATGCTTGCGAACGCGACCCTCTGCCGGAAACGCCAGTAACCGCATTGATGCGGCGCTGAATAGCAGTCATGCTTTTCACCTCCTGTTACTATATATTTGCCCCTTGATTTATGGCAGCCAGCCATAGGCATGGG